CAAGAATTATAGGGAAATCTGAATTGATGAGAATGATGATAAGATTTTCTTATAAACATAAGGATAAATTAATTGATTTTATTGATGAAGGATATAATGAATAATGACAATTGATAAAAAAACCAGAGATGAATTTTATAAAAAGCTCAAAGAAAATCCAGATATTGGAGGTTACCAGAATATGAAGAAACAACCAGAAACAAAATCCACCCCTCTTAGCGGAAACAAAGTCAACTGCGACTACAAATCAATCCTTATCTTCGATCATGATAAACATATGGGCACATTCAATATACCTCCAGACATATATGAAAAGATTCATAAGGTTTGCAAAAGAGAAAAAATAACTGTATGCGATTTTATATACAACCTCATGAAGAATTATGTTGAGATGCATGAGTAAAACCAACCCCAAGGGGGAGAAATGAAGGAAGAGAATAAAGAAGATTTTGTAGAGTATGTATATCGACCAAAAAACTACGATGGCCCATTAGCTATTGATAATGTTCCTTCAGAAGAGTGTAAAAGATTTCATGAAAACTCATCCATAGTTTTTATTTTACATGATGGTGGTTATTTAGATCTTAATTATAAGAAACAAACCAACCCCAAGGACTGAGGATGGACGATGATATGACCAAAGAAGAAGAATTTAAAAATCTTTATAGAAACAATATAGTCCATATGATCCCATGGAAACCATTAGATCCGCGTCCTGGAGATGGGAAGGAGATTTGGATTTTAAAATATCATCCAAAATGCCATTTCCCATCAAGTTTTGAAATTGTAGCCGGAGAAGTGGAAACGGGGGTTGGTGGATCTTGGAGAATAAACAGTTCTGATTATGATGGTTATGGTTTAACTGTCCACTATCCGAATGAGGATTTCAAATATTGGTGCGACAAATGGGAAATTTCAGTTCCAGAAGAAATGATCAATTGGAATCATGATAGTGGAGTATGGTAATGATGGCCAAAGATATGACATGGATAAGCGTTAAAGATAGACTTCCTTACCAAGAACCAGAACATTTGTTAACATATGACTGGGTTCTCGTAACCTCAATGCGTAAACCAAATGTCATAACGATTGCTAGATATTTAAAGACAGGATGGCAGTTCCTTTATTCTTCTGAAAACCATATTGAAAATGTTAGCGAAGGCCCATGTTGCGGAGACGTTACTGCATATTTAGATATTGAAGATATCACACATTGGATGCCATTGCCTAAGCCACCAATGGACGAAAATGAGAAAAATTAAATTTAAAAAGTTAGAAAAAATTGTACATGAGTATTATCCCACTCAAGTAATACTAGATGAATCAGACTTAACAAACGATCCGATAGTAAAGAATTTTATAATAGAAGCAATGAAGGACGCAGAGAAGAAATTGGATCTTGAATTTGAAAAGATTTATCTAGACGGACAAAAGCCATGACATGGATAAGCGTTAAAGATAGACTGCCTGAAGAAGGCGAATGGATAATTTACTCTGCTGGTTTGCCCTTATTTACGTATGTCGGTAGATATTGTGATGAGAACGACCCTATGCCATCTTTACCTAGTTGGTTAAAATGGGAACAGATAAAATATTGGATGCCACTACCTGAGTCGCCGAAGGAGAAGACATGACGAAACAAGATCCGTTTAAACTTTGCCCTAAGTGCCAAGCAAAACAAGATCTGTACGATTGCATGGAAGGTAAGTCAGAAAATGACGTCATGGTTGTTTGTGAGCATTGGATAGAGGGAGAGGAGAAAACCACGCCATGGATAAAATTCTCAGATAGGAAGCCTGCACCAAATCAGTGGGTCATAGTTTGGAGAAAGGAGTTGCGAGAACCTTTCCAAATGACGTGGGGTAACTTTAATCGATTGAAGGAGATACTCTTAGGTGATTTGGATCTTCTCACCCACTGGATGCCCTTGCCTAAACCACTAGAGGAAGAAAATGCCCAAAATATCCAAAAAACCACCAAAACCATTCCCAAAAACAACCAAACCTGAGCTTATGACAAATGAAGATCTACTTCATGAGCTTACATTTATCAATGAAAAGATGTTTTCAGAAGGCCAAGTAATTGCTAAAGAGGTGATGTTAAGGCTTTTTTTGGACTATTGCTGTAGGAGAATTGGTTAATCCAACCCTTCGGAAATTCTGATTATGTCTCATTGTGACTTACTCTAATGATTTTAATTAAATCATCAGGTAATCTGACCCAGGTATTTTTGTATGCTGCTTCTTCATCAATTTTAATATCAACCAAATTTTCCCAAGATAAATCAAAGCCTTCTTTCAAATAAAAAGTTACCTTCTTACGACTAAACCAAACTATCGCTTCTGTCTTATATTCTTGCATAAATCCTCAGTTTAAAAAATAAACTCTTTTCCTATCATCTCAAAAGTAATTTAGAAATCACCTTTGTTATGGCTGATTCCAACGATGTCTCTTGCTTTGGTTCTTCAACTGATTCTGGTTGGGAGACGGGTTTGACTGTTTGCCTAGAAATCCAATCAAGAATTATTTCTCTTACAAAGAAGGACTTAGTAAACGTGGACGTCCCTTCCCTGTTGTCAACATATTGTTTTCTTCTCTTTTCATAAAGATCAATAAAAATAACTGCATCTTCTTTGATTAAATCAGTTGTAAGTGTATAGACAAAAACTTTACCTTTCTTTACTTTCTTTTCTATCATAATTTTCTCCTCTCCTAATTTCCAAAAATTTTGAATCACTTTACTTCCATTTGATTAATCCAATTATTCCACATACGAAGTACATGAAAAACAAGGCGGCTTGAACATAGAGTTGTAAATTAATATTTATGTAAAAAAAAAGTATGTCAGAGGCCAACCAAAAATAAAATCCGTTCCTATCTTTCATCGCGGTTAGATAAGTACCATATAAAGCAATCAGTGCTGAAAGCAATGAAAAATCTTGAATTATCTCAGTCATTTTCATCCTCAATCACATTCTTAAAAATGCTCTTGATTCTTTTATTATGTATGTCGTCAGATTCTAGTTGAATTATGTTGACGTCTAATTGGAACATAAATTCATTCATATATAGGGAAAATTCATCCGCTACTTTATCCTGAAACTTTTCGTCTAGTGTTAATTTTTTATTTACAGGAATTACGCCTGCAGAGGGGATAACATAAAAGATCAAATCATAGGTATGCATCCAATTGGTAGCATATCTATGTAATTCAGCAGGGCAACCGCCTTTAAGTTCCATTGCTATCAAATAAATGACAGGATCAATGGCGGTGCCATAAACAATCTCATAATTTTCATGTGGATAGTTTGTGATTGGGTAGATTTCAAAAAATATTCTCTTTGTTATCTCACCATGAGCATCATTAACAGGATCTCGTGCCTTTATCAACTCTCTATAATCCCATGTTCTTATTGGCACATAAGTTTCGCCAAGATTTTTACAATGGACTTCTAGCATATCTACAAGCTTAGTTTTTCCAAGTCCATGCGTTCCCATCACAGCAATCTTCATCTTCATCCTTGGTTTTTTTCTTCTATAAATAAAAGAAAGAATTTAAGCAAGAAATACTTATTTGGAACAAAAAGTTTATACAGTGTATTGTAAAGAAAAATTTACAATACCGAGGAAAACGTATGTCTATGTTCCCCCAGCTCAATGATGCGTATTATATCGATAATGATAATGACATCCTTAAGTTAATGGACTATACCTATAGTAAAAACATAACTATCAATCAAAGTTTTTGGAATGAAGCAGATATTGACTCTAGATTCGTTGCGGGAGACCAAAATTTATATTCAGAAATGTATGGGACAGTCGGTTTAAGGAAAAGGCAGTTTTTCTTCAATCGCATTAGACGTATCAAATCCATGATATCTGGTTATCAACGACAACACAGGAAATGTACATCTTGTACGCCAATTCATCCTAAAGATCAAAAGACCGCGGATCAGTTTACTAAACTTTTTTATCATGCAAATTCATATGGACATGTCCTTGAAACTATTTCAGATGCATTTGAAGGAGCGTTGACTACAGGAATGGGTTTGTTGTCAGTGTGGGTGGATTATAGAACTGACGTGGTTTCAGGAGATATTAAAGTAGATTTTCTTCCTTACAATAGCTTTTTGATCGATCCATTCTTTCGTCAAATGGACCTATCTGATTGCAACAATCTCTGGACACGAAAATACCTTGCGCGTCCTCAAGTAGAAGCCCTCCTGCCTGGAAGAAAGCAGGATATAGATGAAATTAAAGGGTGGGGTACTAGAGACGGGAAATTTCAATTCATGAGCGAAGCATATAACTTTGGTTCGCAAGATTTGCTCATGTATGACGAGTTTTATTATTTAGACACACGTAAACAGAAGATGCTTGTAGATATTGAGTCAGGCGAGTCGATTGAATGGAAGGGACAGGATGAAGATCTTGCAGATTTCATGAATATTTATCCCAACGTCGTTGAATTGAACCAAATTGTCCCCACTGTAAAACTTGCCGTGGTTGTTCAGGGAAAGGTTATGTATCACGGTCCACATCCTCTTGGCATTGATACTTATGGGGTTGTACCGATCTGGGCGTACTACCAACCTGAAATTCCATACTTTCCTTTACGTGTCCAGGGCGTTGTCAGAGGCCTCCGCGATGCTCAGATGCTTTACAATCGTTCTCGCGTAAATATGCTAGATATTCAAGAGAGTCAAATAAATTCTGGATGGATATACAAAGAAAACGCTCTCGTAAATCCCAAAGATGTTTTTCTTTCAGGGCAAGGAAGAGGGCTAGCGCTAAAAGCAGAAGCTCAAATGACGGATGTACAAAGAATTGATCCTCCACAAATTCCTCCTTCAATGATTCAGTTGTCTGAGTTCCTAGGACAAGAAATTACTCAAATTTCTGGGCTAAATGAAGAACTTTTAGGCAGTGCTGAAGATGACAAAGCAGGGATACTATCTATGCTTCGGCAGGGGGCCGGACTTGTTACCTTGCAAGGTCTTTTCGATAATCTTGATAGAGCGCAAAAGATATTGGGCGACGTCTTCTTGAATATAATGCAAACCAATTTTGTTCCAGGAAAGATTCAACGTATTTTGGGAGAGGAGCCCACTGAACAATTTTACAATAGGGCTTTTGGAAAATATGATTGCGTAGTTGAAGAAGCCTCCCTCACTGCAACCCAAAAACAACTAGCCTTCAAGACTGCTCTTTATCTCAAGGAAATTGGCATACCAATCCCAACCTCCTTCTTGCTTGATAATATGAATATTGTTGACAAAGACGAATTGATTGAGCAAATACAACAAAATGAAAAAGCACAACAAGAGCAGGCACAAAAGATGGAAGCAGCACAGATTCATCAGATACAAGTTGATACTGAGACCAAGTTAGCCTATGCAGAGGCCCAGAAATCGCTTGCAGCTGAACGATTGAACAAGACTCGACTAGATGCAGCGATAAGCGCAGAAAGGCTACAGCGGTCAGATGAAGAGCGTACAGCATCAATCCTCAATCTTATCAAGGCAGCAAAAGAAATTGAAGACATGGATATGGGCCGTGTCGAAAGGGCGATAGAGATCATTAGGGCAATAGGGGAAGATGAGGAAATTGGCGAAACAAAAGAAAAGATTGAACAAATGACTAATACGATGCTTCAGCCTTCTACTCAACAGACAACGACGCAACCTCAACAAGAAATGCCACAACCTATGGCAGAAACGCCAGAACAATCTCAACAACCTATGGTTTGACAAATATTTTATTGTGAAAAAAAGATGTTATAACTAGAATGCAAAAAAGAACACATACCTTAAAGGAGGTACTTTATATGAAAGAGATGAAACGTAGCGAAGGAAGAGCTGGACTTCCAGGGGAAGTTAAAATTGAAGACTTTCCAAAATGCGATTATATCAATAGCGATCTTGATGATTCAATGACCAACATTGACAAAATCAAAAATGCACAAGTTTCTAAAGCTAAAAAATATCCTTCATATCAAAAATAGGTTTTACATGATCATGATCAGGCCAAATTCGAAGGCAAAAAAGATTGCCGAGAAGGTATTGAAAGGTAAGCAAGTGAGAACAGAAATGTTCAATAAGGTAAAGAAAGAAAAGTTAACTGGACCATATCTACAACATTAGGGGGAATGTGAAAGCAATTAAACCATTTAAAAAGAAAGTGGTAAAACATCTGAAACTTGATATCAAAGAATCAAAGAAAGGTATCATGGAAGACAAACAATTAATGAAGCATGTGAAGAAAAAAAATGCTTATTAAGGTTAAACCTGTCTTGAAAGCAAAGCCCAAATCCTACCCAGAAAACGAAAAGAATTTTGATAAAGCCAATCGTTTTGCAAGTAAGAAGGAAAAGAAAAAATACCCTAAAGGGTTTAAGCAACTTGATAAGATTGATCGTTCTTTACCTAATGATGAAATTCTTGGACATGTTAATCAAAAGGGGGACGTTTCTTTTTCTAAGAAGGTCCCCAAGAATTTGCGCAAAGAGGTTGCATTTCACGAAAAAATGGAACGTAGAAGGTTAAGTGAGAAAAAAACTAGACGCAAATGATGAACGTTATATCTATCAGAAGGGTGGAAAGAGGAGTTCAAGGGTAGGACAGGCCGTCTGGGATATAATGACCCAAGATCAAGAGGATTATTCGTGCGAAGAAATTATAGACGCATTTGGACCCGACTACGTAAAAGAATTCAACGATGTTGTTGAGAAAAATAAACACAGACTTGAGTCTCCTTTCTATGTTTTTGTTATCACAAAAAAAGAAATGTGGGCTGTCAATATAATTAGGAACATTTTCCAAGCAAGACAATCTGCGCCAAATGCTACTGATATGATCATAAAATACAAGCATCCCACTAAAACCTTATACAAAGTCAACACTAACACGGGCGATGTGTCAATTATATGGTCCATCCCTGGATTTGAGGAATGCAAAGCCATAGCCAAACACCCTGATTCATTTGATCCAACGTTGGTTGATTGGATCAATCGTGCGTATGAAGGGTATTTCGACGACAAGTCATCTCAGTAAAGCATCATTTTAAAATAAGTCATTCACATATCTATTGTTAAATAAAAATTTATTTATGCTATGAAAAATAACGAGTTCAAATTTTTCGTATGGTCACACGTTAGGGACTATTTGAATTCTTTTTTAACAGCGTAACAGGGTTCGCAACCCAAGGAGTGTGAATGGCTGATGAACAAATAGAGGGCGTAGAACAGGCAGTCGCCCAGGCCAGTGAATCAGAAACACAAACCGAACGGCAAGAAACGGTTCAGGATGATCAGACTCGTAGACGTAACGATGCTGAATACAACTGGGCGGAGACTCGTCGAAAATTGGATGAACATGAACGAGTTATCAGGGAACAACGCGAGATTATCGATAGATTGCAAAAGTCTCCTGAAGAACCTGAGGAAGATTTATCCACTCTTTCTAAAGAAGACATAATTACTGTCGGGCAGCATGAAAGATTGTCTGCAAAAATCGCAAAGAAAGAAGTATCGGAAGCCCTTAGGAAGTACAAGGCTGAAACAATGGAGGATAGGCTTCGCGTCAAATACCCTGACTTCGATCAAGTTCTTACCAAAGAGAATATTGAATTATTAAAACAAAACGATCCGGAATTAGCTGAATCCATTCATAGACTTGCTGACGATCCATATACTCAAAGTGTAGC